GCTTTTATGGCTAATGTCGGAGCAGGCGTTCGCCGCTTCAACTTAACCTAATAGCGAACTAAGCCGCTCCCAGGGTTAGGAGGCCCTAGCCCTGGGAGCCTTTAGAATGAGAGGAAAATCGTGGCCGCAACTTATGTAACCGAGGCGGAACTTAGATCAAACCTTGGAATCGGCACGCTTTATTCTTCCGCTACTGTCGAAGAAGTGTGTCAGACGGCGCAAGATTTAATAAATCAGTATTTATGGTTCAACCGCGTTCCCGTAGTTTCGACCGGACTCACTACGAATGTTGCAACTTTAGTTGTCGCTTCTCCCGGAATTTTCGTAGTAGGTCAATCAGTCACAATCGCCGGCTGCGGTTCTACTTATAACGGAACACGAACTATTACAGGCTCCGGGCCTTATACCCTCACAAGCAATAATTTATTTATGGGATTTCCGTATAACTACCCGCGCGGTTATTCTTTTTTACAGTTTGCGATTACGGCGAGCGACGAAGCGCAACATTTGATTCTTCCTTACGGAAATATGACCGGCGCAGATTTCAAAACCGATACTTATGTAAATACTCCGGCGGTTAGAGAAGCGGCGATGATGTTGGCCGTTGATGTTTGGCAAGCGCGGCAAGTTTCACAAACTGGTGGAGTTTCCGTAGATGGATTAAGCGCGAATCCTTATCGCATGGGTAATAATTTAATGGGAAAAATCCGTGGCCTTCTCGCTCCGTATTCTTCGCCTTCCGCGATGGTGGGATAAAATGCCTGCCTCAATAACGACTCTACGAGCAGACATAGCGACAATTTTAACTAACGCCGGAGTGTGGAGCACTTTTAGTTTTCCTCCGCCTACAATTCTTGCAAATTCTGTAATTGTCGCGCCGTCGGATCCATATTTAACGCCGTCTAATAACTCGCAAAATTCTCTATTAGCGCAGGCTTCATTCAAAATTATAATGACAGTTCCCATGCTTGACAATCAGGGCAACCTTGCGGGAATCGAGGACACTATTGTTGCGGTTTTTAATAAACTCGCAAACTCAACCCTCGTTTTTAATGTTGGTACTGTATCCGCTCCGGCAATTTTAGATGTAGCCTCGGGTGCTTTATTAACTTCGGATCTCAATATCACCGTTCTAGTAAATTGGAGTTAAAAAATGGCTACTAACGAAGAAGATTTGGCTTGGCTTATAAAGACAGGCCAGATAAAAGAAGGAAAACCCGTAGAAAAAGCGACACCCGCTCCTAACGAAAAAGATGAGGAAAAATAATGGCAATTTATTTAAATAATTTAGTCAAAGTCAAACTTGCTACTGCGGCCGCTCCTACGGTTCCAAGTATTGACATCAGCGCTTATGTGAGCGCAGTCACTTTAACGCAAACTTTTGATGAACTTGAAGTCACAGCAATGGGTGATACTGCACATAAATTTGCGGCTGGATTGCAAGCGGCTACTATCACGATTGACTTTTTCAACGATTGGGCAACTTCGCAAGTTATGCAGACGCTCAACGCGGCGGCCGGAACTACTTTAGCAGTTTCCATGATCACGGGAACCGGAAGCGCGCCAACTACCGTTTCGGCGGCTAATCCCACTTACCAATTCTCCATTTTGGTAAATAATCTCACTCCAGTAGGCAACGGCGGCGTCGCAGACGAAGCCGCTTCAAGCCTAAGTTTTACAATAAATACAGCAGTTACTGTTTCATCCACCGTCGTTTATTAGGAGATAAAAAAAATGGCAAGCCTCAAAATTACTAGGGCCTCAGGGGAGGCCGTTACTTTGAAAATTACTCCGGCTATTGAATACGCCTTTGAACAACAGTTTAAATGCGGTATTCATAAGCAATTTAGGGATCAGGAACGGCAAGGAGACATCTATTGGCTGGCTTGGGAATGTATGCGGCGCGCCGCGATTACTATTCCTCTTTTCGGTGATGAGTTCCTTCGCGAATTAGAATCCGTCGAGGTAATAGACGACGAAGACCCAAAAGGATAGATCGTGAATCTTTCACCTATCTAGTGGCCTCACTAGCGGTGGAACTTCACATTTCTCCTAACGAGATTCTTGAATGGGATTCTCGTATGCTCGCCGCAGTTTTACAGGTAATGAAAGAAAGAGCGGAAGGAGTACGCCGTGCCCGTCGAGGTAAAAGGCCTTAGAGAAACGCGCCGCGCTCTCGCTAAGTTTGCTCCGGATTTAAAAAAAGAAGTGGATAGAGACGCGAGAGACCGCCTAAAATTTATGGTAACTACCGCGCGCGGTTTTGCTCCTAGTAGCCTTCCGCGTAATCTACACGGTTGGGCTATTACTACTAAAGGCCTAAAAATAACGGCGCAGACTTCCGCGTTCTCTTCCCGAACTTTTCCGCTATATCAAGCGGGAGAAGTTAAAAGCGGAATAAAATACGATACGGGATTTTCTAAGACTAACTCCCGAGGTTTTAGATCTCTTTACGAGTTACGAAATAACTCTGCGGCTGGTTCGATTTACGAATGGGCCGGACGAATTAACCCGCAAGGTTTGCCCTGGGAAGGCCCTAAGGCTAGTCCCGGAAACCGTAAAGTTTCTCATTCGTTAAATCCTAAAGCGGGAGCATGGTTTATCGACGAAATAGATAAGCAGGATAATCAGCGACAGATTAAGGGTAAGAAAGAAGGTCGTTTAATCTTTCGAGCCGTCGAAGCCGATAACGGGCGCTTTATTCGTTCTATAATCGACGGTATGAAACGCGTCGAATATATTACGCAGGGACGACTAGACGCGATTAAGGTTTTCGGAGGCGATATAAAATGACGGTAGCGATTAAGTTTCTTACCGAATACGACGGAAAAGCCTTAGCAAAAGGTGAAAAAAGTTTAAAAGGTTTTGCCGCTCTTGCTAAAAAAGCCGGATTGGCTTTAGGTGTTTCTTTATCCGCTACGGCTTTAATTAAATATGGAAAGAGCGCCGTTAAGGCTTTTGCAGCCGACGAAAAAGCCGCCAAGTCTTTAGCGCAAACTTTAAAAAATACGGGAAACAGTCTCGCGGGAAAAGGCGCAAATTCGTTTATAGATCAGTTACAACGAGCGACAGGCGTGGCAGATGATGAACTCCGCCCTGCTTTACAAAATTTACTTAATAGCACCGGTGACTACGCTTTATCCCAAAAAAGTCTTAATCTATCGCTAGATGTTGCCGCCGGAACCACAAAAGATGTAGTTTCTGTTTCCGCCGCTTTAGCCAAAGCGTATGCGGGAAATACAACGGCTCTTTCTAAATTAGGAACGGGAATATCTAAGGCGACTTTAGCGAGCGGGGATATGGTCGCGATTACCTCCGAACTTCAAAGATTATTTTCAGGGCAAGCGGCTATTGCCGCCGATACTTTCTCCGGTAAAATGTCCAGGCTCAAAATTGCTTCTCAAGAAGCAAGCGAAACTATCGGAGGCGCTTTAGCGCAAAGTTTTGTTATTTTGGCCGGAACTAGCGAAATCGCTACCGCGACTAAACAAATTGACGATTTAGCCGAAGGTATCGCCAGTTTAACCGTTGGTTTAGCCGATTGGTTTGCCGTTAATAATAAAGCCTTTGCTAAATCTATTGCGGAAACTTTCGGAGGATCCGGCGGCGACCTTTCCGGTTTCGGAGATACTTTTCTTGGTAAATTACAAAAGCGCGGTCAAGGATTAAGAGCGGCCGTTCCTGTCGGAACCGCTCCTACTTATAATCAACTTCAGGCTCAAAAAAACCTAGATAAAATTGAAAAAGATAGAGCGGCACGGGAAAAGAAAGCCGCCGCAGACGCTAAAAAATCCGCAGCGGCTAAGATAGCAGCCGATAAAAAAGCGGCAGCCGATAAAAAAATTCTTTCTAAAGGCGCGGCCTTGTTTGATTTAGAACAAATAGGAATCGCCGCCGCTTTAAAAATGTCCATAGATAAAGACACGCGCCTTCGTTTAGAACTATTACAAGCGATCCAAATGGGAGACGCTGATTTAATCTTGGCAAAAATGAAGGAACTTGCCGAATGGCAAAAAAACTCCGATATGGCCAGATTAGGTAATGTTAAAACTATTTCCGAAGCGCAGTTATCGGCTCTTAACGCAACTCTACTTTCTGAACTTTCCGGAATAGATAGGTTAAACATAAAAGAATCAGAAAAAGATGTTCTTCGTTCCGAAGCCTGGAAACGATATAACGACGCTATAAAATACGCCGGAGGATTGGCCGAACTTAGTACTTATTCTCAAAAAATCCAGGATCAGGAACTTTTAATTCAAAGGCTCGCGTCTATTCGTGATATATCGGAAGCGCAAACGGCGGCCGATAATATCAAACAAGCCGCGCTCGAAAAGTATCTGGCGACTTTGGCTCGAATTCCCGGAACTACGATTCCCGGACAACCGATAACGCCGACAATACCGTTACCGGGCGCGGGAATAGGCGGAAGAGGCGCGTCCGCCGGAAAGGGTTCGACCTTCGGAATTAGTCCGTTAGACGACTTCATCACTATGGTCGAAGCCGAAACCGAACGAGGAATTCGAAGAAGAGCCGGCGTCGGTTCGACCAATTATGTTGCTCTTCCTCCGGGTTTTTCCAGCGTCGATGAATATAATCGCGAAAGTTCGGGAAACCGAGGCGGAACCGGCGGAACTATCGTTGTGAATGTCAATGCCGGCGTAGTAGGTAGCGAAGAGACGATAACTAACGCGGTTCAAAACGCGATGAACGAAATAGCGCGCCGGGGTAACTTGACTACCTACGCCGGAGCGATTGCCGGATAATGACTGTCCCTATTCTTAAGGCAACAATAAATTTTTCGACCGGCCCTGCTTTTGCGCAAGCCTTGATTTTAGACTCCGGAATTCTGGGAACTAATATCTTGGCCGATTCCGCCGCCGTTATCGTAGATGTTTCTAATCAAATCAACGAAGTAAAAATTCAACGGGGAAGAAACGCGCAAGCCGATCAGTTTCAAACCGGAACGCTAAGCCTCAGAATTGTCGATCAAACAGGCGATTTTAACCCAATGAACACAGCGGGGCCTTATTACGGCCTCCTAGACCCTATGCGTAAAGTTACGATAACCGCGACGGACGGGCCGACCACTTACCCATTATTCGCGGGATATATTACCGGCTATTCGACAACTACTCCGTTAAACGCCGTAGATGTCGTCTATACCACAATCACAGCCGTGGACGCTTTCAGACTCGCGCAAATGGCGCAAATCTCTACCGTTACGGGAGCGGCCGCCGGAAACTTAGCGGGTACTCGTGTGAGTCAAATTCTCGATCAAATTTCTTGGCCGGCTTCCATGCGCGACATAGACGCCGGTTTGACCACTATGCAGAATGATCCGGGAACGGCTAGAACTTCCTTAGCCGCTATGCAGACAATTGAATTAAGCGAATATGGCGCGCTTTATGTATCGCCTTCAGGATCGTTTGTTTTTCAGGATAGAAGCGTAACGGCCGCGTCGGTATCGGGGACTCCTACCGTTTTTAACGATAACGGAACCGGAATCGGTTATTCCGACGCTCTTTGGGTTCTTAATGATGTTCTTGTTTATAACTCCGCTCAGATTACACGAACCGGAGGCGCTACGCAAACGGCTATAAATCAACCTTCAATCGACCTTTATTTTGTTCATTCTTATAATCAACAAAATTTAATGATGGAAACAGACGCAGTAGTCTTAGATTACGCTCGCGCCTATATCGCCAGCCGCGCTGCCACTTCCGTTCGTTGCGACGCAATCACGCTCAATTTATACACGGAGAACTACGCGGCCGGAGTTACGGCGGCTCTTTCTTTAGACTACTTCGATCCAATCAGCGTTACTACGACACAACCGGGTTCTTCTTCTTTATCTAAAACTTTACAGATATTTGGAGTATCTCATTCAATTTCGCCTAATTCGTGGAAAACTACATTCACGACCCTTGAACCCATTATTGACTCGTTTATTTTAAATTCCGCTCTTTACGGAATTCTTGATACAAGTGTTCTATCCTATTGACTAGAAATGGAGTGAAAAATGGCAGCTGGATTAGGTTTTAAAACATTTACGACAGGGGAGGTTTTAACCGCTGCCGACACAAATGGCTATTTAATGCAAGGCGTTTTAGTATTCGCTTCTTCTGCGGCTCGCGCGTCGGCCGTTACTTCTCCGGAAGAAGGTCAATATTCATATTTAAAAGATACAAATTCTACAGAATACTATGACGGGGCTGCTTGGATCGCCGCGCCTATCGGAGATATAACCGGCGTAACGGCCGGAACAGGAATTTCAGGCGG